TGAGGTGGTCATGAATGATTGGGACGCTTGGTCATTTAATACGATCAGCATAATAGTTGAAGGTCATCTAAAATCTAGCGAAGCCAAATCCTGGTGCCATGAAAACATCGGTAAAGATTGGTGGAAAGATGAGACAGATGGCAGGTGGTCCTGGCAGGTGGGGCGAGATCGCACTACTGAATTCCTATTTAGAAATAAGCAAGATGCTGTTCTATTCATGCTGAGGTGGTCATGAAATTTCCAGTCGGAATGCCGGGCGCACATATTGATCCTGCTGTTGGTGCAATCCGTTTCAACACAACAATATCAACGATTGAAATGTGGGATGGCTATAACTGGGTGGTCAGTGCCGTTATGGCACAACAAGAAACGCCAGAACTCATCATGAAGGTTGGCTATGTCACAGGAATAGTGTATAATTGCGTGGCACCGCGTGGCAAGAGTTGGCCAGATATGTTTCTCTGGTGTGTTGAAACGATGGGCAAATGTGGTAATAGGAATGCAGATCCACAATGGCCATCTAGAAACGAAGACTTTGTGTTACACGCACGATGGTACATGAAAGAAAGCATGTTTTGGTTTAAGGATCCAGAGGACAGGGTAATGTTCGTATTGAGGTGGTCATGATGGCTAAAACTTTTACAGTCAGAAAGTTGGATACCAGAAATAATCTACATGCTGTGTTCAAGTACCAACTCAAATGTAATCTGCCTATCTTCTTTGAAATGCGTGAATGGTGTTGGGAACAGTGGGGGCCAGGTATCGAAGCAGAGCATTTTTTTAACACCGTCAATCATGCGTTGAAGTGGTATCCGTGGTCATGGGACAGTAACAAGTATAATGGTGCCGCTATCAAGCATGGTAAGTTATATCTTGAAAATGATGAAGCATTAACATTGTTTGGATTGAGGTGGTCATGAATTATATAGAACCGCAGTTTGGCGGTGCTGGCGGCACCTGGGGAGATCGCAACAGAATACACCATTGGCGCTTTGAAGATGGCAAGACGCCACCCAATGCTGGTCATCCTATCAAGGAGCTGATACTGGATCCCTCGCCACGTGGATGGTATTGCTGGATGTACACAAAGGACGATGAAGGATTCAGAGACTGGATGGCCCAGTGTTGTCCAACAGCAGAGGTGATACATAGGTTCAACTCAGGTGATCCTATGTGGACAGTATACATCAGCGACGAGAACGAAGCTATGTTATTTAGACTTAAATGGAGCACATGATGGGAACAATGATGCCGAGCCAAGCGCAGGTAGCAATGAGAGATGAATATGCACCTTACAATGCCAAGATGAAATTAAAGAGGAAAACAAAGATGTCACTAAAACAAAGAATACGCAACTGGTTGAAGGATGATGACAGCGAAAAGGAAGAGTGGGCATTACCTATGCCTAAAACTATCTCCGCTGGACCGCCAGATCAACTCAACATGGACGGATTGAATATCACCATACACAGCGCCAATGGCGGATATGTTGCACAGTTCCGTCGATATGATACAAAAACGGATCGCAACTCCGCGCAGTTATATGTGATCACCAGCGATCAGAAGTTTGAAGAAGCACTTGCTCACTGCATTGCTATGGAATGTCTCAGTCGTTAACATAAAGGAAATAAAATGAGCTTAGTACCAATGGTCATTGAGACCACCGGACGCGGTGAACGTGCATATGATATCTACAGTCGCTTGCTCAAGGAACGCATCGTACTCCTTGAAGGCGAAGTACATGACCAGATGGCCAACCTGATCGTGGCACAGCTATTGTATCTTGAAGCTGAAGATCCCAAGCGTGATATCAACTTGTGGATCAACAGCCCAGGTGGTAGTGTCACCGCAGGTATGGCCATCTATGATACCATGCAGTTCCTGGCACCAGATGTGTCAACTGTGGTGATGGGGCAGGCTTGTAGCATGGGCTCATTGCTTGCACAAGCAGGTGCCAAGGACAAGCGTATGATCTTGCCCAATGCACGACACATGATCCATCAGCCTTCGGGTGGTGCTCGCGGACAGGCCACTGACATGGAAATCCAAGTGCGCGAGATCTTGACCATGAAGAAGAACTTGACGCAGATCTATGTGGACCATAATTCAGCCAGCAAGAGTTTTGAAGACCTTGCCCGGGACATGGAACGCGATTTCTTCATGAGTGCCGAAGAAGCAGTTGCGTATGGCCTGGCTGACCGAGTGATGACAAAGAGGGTGGCATGATCAGCTTGAATGGACCTTATCATACTGGAATGGTTAGATGGAACGGCGCCAGTCGTTGCCTTGAAGTTATGGATCAGAATGGAGGTTGGCAACAGCTTTCATTCTACGAACCAATGCCTTATCCGAATGATGCACAAGAGCTATTAAACTGGGCCAGGGAAGAACGACAACGCCAACAAAATATGCGAGCACTACGTGAACAATATCCTACCCTGGACCAAGCTCTTACTCACGTTGAAGTCATTACAGCTCTCGTTACAGAACGTGGATAAAAGCCAACATCCGCACGTGGTTGATGTTGACTGGAGCATGGCACAGGCACGAGAAGATTGGTGGGATCTGATCTGCATCTATGCCATAGAAGAATTTGGAATTCCGGGGGATCGCTTTATCACTGAAGCTACCCCGGAAAACATGCGCTTCTATTTCCGGGATCCACAAGATGCCATGATCATGCGGTTGCGTTGGCACATATTATAAATATGTGCATGAAACACAAGGTAGCAATATTTTTACACCATCCCGAATGTTCTCAGGACTGTGTTGATGGAATGGCTGAGGCCCTGCTACCGCACTATGACATAGTGACCTTTTCTGAAGACACCTTGAACGCCGCTATGTTAAGCGGCGTTTCTGTGATTGCGTTCCCTGGAGGCATAGGAGACAGTGATTCCTATTATGAATTCTTCCGTCGCAGGACAGCCAACATCGTGGCAGACTTTGTTGCCGGCGGCGGCAAGTACCTTGGCATTTGCATGGGTGCATACTGGGCAGGCAAGCACTACTTTGACATCCTAGAAGACGTTGATGCTGTGCAGTATATCAAAAGACCTGGAGCAGACGTGCGCCGTAGCTTTGGAACAAAGACACCAGTGACTTGGAATGGTCAACTGGAACACATGTACTTCTATGATGGATGCGCACTTGTGGGCGATGAAAGCCGATTTGAAACTGTGGCACGTTATGCCAACGGAGATCCAATGGCGATCATCCAGGGCAACATTGGTATCATTGGTTGCCATCCAGAAAGCAGCCACTATTGGTATCAAGCACCGTGGCAGTATTTAGAACCCTACTGGCATGAAGGACGCCATCACAAGTTATTATTGGGTTTTGTTGACAAATTGGTAAATATTTGTCCAGGAGGACACAACCATGAAACAGAAAAAGCTACTAGCTAAACTGTACAGGGCTTGCGTCGACCACGATACAGAAACCATTGCCAAACTCCGAGAAAAAGAGTTTGCGAAGATACTGAAACACAAGGCCGAAGGCAAACCATTTAGTACAAAATGGACTTTGGTAAGGATTTAACAGTAACACAACTGTAATCTCATTACAAGCAATGCTACGATAAATACTGCCATGCAGAAAACTTATCGTAGCATTTTCATTAGCGATATACACTTAGGCAGCAGAGGTTGCAAAGCTGACCTACTGTGCAACTTCCTCAAAAATAATTCAGCAGAAACCATGTACCTTGTGGGTGACATCATTGATGGCTGGCGCTTACAGCGCAACTGGTACTGGCCACAAGAACACAGCAATGTGATAAGACGTTTCCTTACAGCCGCCAAGCGTGGTACAAAAATCGTATACATAGCAGGCAATCACGATGAAGCCATACGCCCATGGTTGCGACACATTCCAGACATTGGCAATGTGACATTCCAAAACAAATCAGAACACATAGGTGTAGATGGCAAACGATATCTCATAGTGCATGGCGATATGTTTGACACCTTGATGCATGCCACATCAGGCAAGCTGATCATGCACATTGGAGACAAACTATATGATGTCATAGTACGTCTCAATGATTGGTGGGCTTTATTACGAGCCAAGCTGGGCTTGGAATACTGGAGCATGAGCAAATGGATCAAGCAGAACACCAAGCAAGCTGTTGGCTATGTGCTTAACTTCGAAGGCTTGCTTGCTGACTATTGCAAAGCCAAAGGATACGATGGTATCATATGCGGACATATCCATACCGCATCCATAAGAGATGTAGATGGTATAACATACATGAATGACGGCGACTGGGTGGAGAGTTGTACAGCACTGGTTGAACATCACAACGGAGAGTGGGAACTTATACACTGGAAATATCAAGATGAAAAAAATTCTAATAGTAACAGATAATTTACCGGATCAAATAAATGGCGTCGTTACGACATACAAGAACATTGAAGCTTGTGCGTTATTGGATGGTTATACTTTTGATTATCTTCACCCCGGGAGGTTCAGCTATTTTGATTGCCCTAGGTATAACGAAGTCAAGATTAGCTTTCCCTACAAGATGGGGCAGAAGATCCAGGAGATTGGTCCGGATCATATCCATGTCGCCACGGAAGGTCCTTTGGGTCTGTACGCTGGAATTTATCTTACAAATAATGGGATTAAGTACAATACTGCTTACCATACTAAATTTCCTGAAGGGCTGAAGAAGCTGTTTGGTATTCCGGAAAGTTGGACCTGGCGTTATGTTCGCTGGTATCACAAGCACAGCGGCAAGGTACTGACCACAACCGAAAGCATGGTCAAAGAATTGCAAGCACATGGATTCGGCGATGTCATTCCATGGACTCGTGGAGTTGATAGAACTATATTCCATCCAGGACATAGAGGCACAACTGTAGCCGGTCGTCCGATATTGGTATGTGTTGCACGTGTGAGCAAAGAAAAGAATCTTGAAGCTTTCTTCGAACTGGATTATCCAGGTGCTACTAAAATCATGGTAGGCGATGGCCCAATGCTGGAGACATATCGCAAGCAATATCCAGAAGTTATCTTCACAGGATTCAAGACAGGCAATAGCCTAGCAGAATATTATGCCAATGCCGATGTGTTTGTGTTTCCAAGCCGTTGGGAAACATTTGGCATTGTGATGATTGAAGCCATGGCCTGCGGCACACCTGTTGCTGCCTATCCATGCCAAGGTCCGTTGGATGTAGTAGAGTCGGGTGTCACAGGATTCATGAACGAAGATCTAAAACAAGCGATTGATGACTGTCTCCGATTGGATCGAGACGACGTTCTCAAAGGAAGTGTCAAATGGACATGGCAACGTGCTTGGGAAATCTTTAGAGATAACCTAATACCTGCTAGATAATCTGTTTCAGTGCAGACACAAGATTACTCATCATAGCATCAGTATGCAAAGGAGTTGGAGCAAACCTAAGTCGCTCTGTTCCGACTGCCACAGTAGGATAGTTGATTGCTTGCACATAGATATTGAATTCCTCTATCAGGCGGTCACTGGCCGCTTTACATTTCACAGCATCTCCTATCAGCACAGGCACGATGTGTGTTTCGTTTAGCATCACAGGCAAGCCCGCTGCCATCAACATTCCTTTAAGGGTACGAGCACGTTCTTGATGTGCTTCTCTCAATTCATTATGGTCTCTGAGGTACTTGACTGCGGACAATGCACCAGCACACAACACAGGACTGATGCTGGTGGTAAAAATAAAACCACTGGCAACACTACGTATGGCATCAACAACTAGATCATCCGCGGCAATGTATCCGCCCTGCACACCAAATGCTTTGCCTAGTGTACCGTTGACAATGTCAATCCTGTCTTGCAATCCCAGCTTCTCTAGATAGCCTGCGCCTGTTGCACCATATAATCCCACAGCATGTACTTCGTCTAGATATGTGATGGCATTGTACTTGTCTGCCAGGTCGCATATCTCTTCCAGCATGCTGACATCGCCATCCATTGAGTACACACTCTCAAACACGATGCACGGAGTTTCTTCGCGCATGACCGCTGCCTTGAGACTGTCTTCTAGGCTAGTCATATCGTTGTGTTTGAATATCATCCGGTGCGCACCTGAATGGCGCATGCCTTCTATTAGGCTTGCATGATTTTTGCTATCGCTTACGAATGTCAAATTTGGTATGATCTTGGCAAGAGCAATTAGTGTCCACTCATTTGCAACGTATGCCGAGCTGAACAGCAACGCTCGCTGTTTGCGATGCAATCGGGCCAGTTCCATTTCCAATGCCACATGATAGTGACTGGTTCCGGAGATGTTGCGTGTGCCACCTGACCCTGCACCAGTTTGATCCAGCGCAGTATGCATGGCATCCAATACCACTTTGTGCTGTCCCATGCCCAGGTAGTCGTTGGAACACCAGTTCACGATCTGCTTGATGTTGTACGGGCCATACCACAGCGCATTTGGGTAGCTGCCTCGCTCGCGTAGCACATCGTTGAACACACGGTAGCGTCCATTTGAGCGCAGATCGTCCAGTACAATTTCGAAGGGTTTTGTGGGTATCATTGTGTTGTATTTAAGCAACACCCACGCCCACCCAAAAACTGCTGAAAAATCAGGCACTTTTGAGCCCAAAAACTGCTGAAAAATCAGGCAATTTTAGCCCAAAAAAACCCTAATGATTTCAATGACTTAGCTTGGCGTTGAAAATCAATGACTTAGCTCAAACTGTGGCATTTTTGCAACACTGGCAGATTTCTGAAAAAAATGTCTAAAAACGGTTGACCAACCCGGGCCCATTTGCTATACTACATACATGATAAAGAAACGCAAGACACGCTCAGATCGCACTCACATCATTTACCAAGCCACTTGCGTGGCTACTGGTGAACTGTATGTGGGCGTCACTGCTAAGACCCAGCCCACACTGGCTAAGAGCTTGTGGACTCGCTGGAGGAAGCACCTGCAACGTGCCCGCACTGAGAACAAGAAGTGGACTCTGTGCAAGGCAATCCGCAAGCATGGTGCAGAAGCATTTGAAGTCATTATCATCGAAACAGTTCGCGGTAAGGCACTTGCACACGAACGTGAGCGCGAGCTTACCGTAGAGCTCGGCGCAACACTCAACACACTTTAATAGGAGACACACATGCCTAAGTTCAACACCACACTGACCACAAGCGGCACAGGTTACTGGAGCACCGTTCGCAAGAATGTTCGTGCCACCAGCATTGATGTCTCATACATCAACGACGAGCGTGATTTTGGCGAGCTCCGTGTGTACTTTGACACTGAGACCTGGGACACAGATAAGGACGGGCTCATTTATACTGATGCTCGCTTCATGTCGGAACTGAGCACCGTATTGGCTCAAGCTGGGTTTGCTGTGTCTGACATCAGCTACAGTGAGCAAGGCATGCAAGGTGACGATTACGTGAGCTTGGATGCGGGCAAGGCGTTCCTTGACAGCTGGTTTGACATTGTTGGTACCACAGAGGAGGCTTGAATGGACAAGGTAATACGTGATGGCCAAGTGGCTGTGCTATACAGCCCTGGCTATGGTGCTGGTTGGTATAGCTGGAACAGAGAGATGCCCGAGTTGCTGTTTGAGCCCAATCTCGTGGCCATGATCGAAGACGGACGTCCGGAGCATGAGCTGGAAGCATACATGGTGACTAAGTATGGAGAAGATGGTCCCTACTGTGGCGGCCTGCGCGGCATTGGCATTGCCTGGGTGCCTGTTGGCACTCAGTTTCGAGTCCACGAGTATGATGGATCCGAAAGCATCGAAATCAAAGAAGACATGAGCTGGTTGACAGCCTGAGCAGTTCATGCTACAGTAACACACTAACACAGGAGAATGAAAATGCCTAATTGGTGCTCAAACGTATTGACCCTCACGCACGAGGATCCTGCTATGTTGGCTCGTGCCCGCAAAGGCTTCCTTGCTGGCAAGTTGCTGAATGAATTCTTACCTTGCCCTGCAGAGTTGCTGGATGAAGGCAGCACCACACATGCACCTGGTGATGCAGGTCAGAAGTATAACGACCTGCGTGATCGGCTCCTGGAGAAGTACGGCTTCGCCAACTGGTATGATTGGCAAGTGTCCAATTGGGGCACCAAGTGGGACGTGGGTAGCGAAGGCAGTGAAGAAAGTGATTATCCTATCGACGGAGATACGATTACCTTCCACTTTGATTCTGCATGGTCGCCACCTGTGGAAGCAATGAGTGCCTTTGAAGAGGAAGGCTTTACGGTTCATCTCAGCTACCATGAGCCTGGTATTGGCTTCTGTGGTTTTTTCAGCACCGAAGATGGTGACGAGGAATATGACCTCAGCGGTATGAGCTCTGCGCAGGTTCAGGAAGAACTGCCCGATTGGCTTGATGATATGTTTGCTGTCAGCGAGACCATGGCTGAATATGAATCTGAAGCAGACTATGAGGAGGAAGAGTGATGGGTTGGAGAGTTTACATCGAGCTTGACGGCGACCAGGAATATCTTGGCAGTTTTCCTACACAGGAGGAAGCTGAGATTGTTTGTGAGCATGCTGTAGAGGACGAAGTGGATGCGTACGGCTTCGTGCTGGATCCAGATGGCGACGTAGTGTACCGACTGAATGAGCCCAAAGAAGAATGGCTGTACGACGATGAATGATTGGTCATACAGTTTCCGTTGGACTCAGCCCTATCCAACCTGGCCCACTGCTCAATTGGGTGCGGCACAGGCGGCCGTGCAAGCAGAACTAGAGCGCATGGACGCCCTGGAACAGCTGGTCCAAACAGCTGATCTTGCGCCCATCGCTAACCTATTGAAATCATTAGGGAAAAAATCCTAATGATTTCAAACACTTAGCAGGTGTTGTATTTGTGCAACACCTGCAGATTTCTGACAAATTTCCTGAAAAAACGGTTGACCTAGAGCCCGTTCTGTTGCATAATACGAGTATGATAAGCAAACAGGAGATGAGCATGTTCGTAGTTTACAACAAAAAGACCACCCTTGTTGTTGGTTCCGATCGCCACAATGCGTGGAAGAGCTTGGGTGCTGCCAAAGCGCACCTGACACGCATGGGCAAGATGGGCTACCGTGTTTCGGACTTTGCTATCGCCAGCAACGAAGACTTCAACAAGGTTGAGAAGCAGGTTGAAAAAGTCAACTTGATGACTGGCAAGAAGTTCATGCAGAGTGTGAATACGCCTCGTGCATGTGACCCGTCAAGCGAACTTTACTGGAGCATGTGATTTGAACATCGCTGAAGTCAAACAGACATCAATCGCCAAAGCGGCCAAATGCCGGTCGCTTGAGGCGGTTGAGTTCCACCTGAAGGACATTGGCGATACTTTGGAAATCTGGTATGGAGAGATGATGATAGAGACATTGCATGGGCATACCGTCAACAACCTCTACGTCCAAAAACTGCTCTGCGAGCGTGATGCATATCTTGCTCGCTACGATCAACTCATGTCGAAAGGAACTGTATGAACGAATGGATCTTGATAGTGTTCTTGTTGAGCCCTGGCGGCGACTACATGGACAAGTTTCCTGTGACCATGCCCAACAAGGCAGCTTGCACGAAAGCTATCAAAGAAATGCCCCGCAAGGGCGAGCACCCAATGGGTGTACAATATCGTGGGATTTGCGTGACACGCAACCACTGGGAAGGCAAGGAAGTGATGCCTAACGTGCCGTTGGAACCCAACTTCAAATAAGGAGAGTGCCATGCAGGATTTCAAACAATTCAAGGTCGTCACTCAGTTGCCCAATGGCGACAGGATCAGCACGGTATCACTGCCCAAGCATTTCATGTCTGGGTTCAGCTATCCATTTGAAACCTGCATCTTCAAGCAGGATGGCTCTAGCAATGTTGTTGGCGTGTTTGATACCAAGGAAGAGGCCATCAAGAACCATGTGTTCCTGGTAGGGCATGAACTGATGCATGA